GCGATATCTTCGCTCATAAAAATTTTCTCCTAGAGTCCTAGACGGTTGCTCTATATATATAAAAGTTGTTCTAAACCATCGGGGGCATAGGCGGCATACCGCCCTCTGCCCCCATCGGCATTTCCTGCTCGGGAGGCATCTGACCCTGCTCAGGCATAGGGGCAGGAGGCGCGGACAAGAACTTCTCGGGGTTCTTAACATTAAACCCGAACTGAAGAACATATGCCGCAAGTTCCTGCATATTAACAATTCCAGCCCCAGCAAACGGTGCCATAGCATCAACCACCTGAAGGGCGGTCTGACGGCGCACAGCCTCGTTGTGGGGCTGGGTGGACCCGCCAACAACCTCAAAGTCAAACTCGCCCTCAAGATACTCGCGGTCAAAGTTAACCCACACAGGCTCCCCGTCCTTGCCAATCAGGCGGGCAACCTGCTCCCCAGTCATATACTGCTGAGCCAGCATAACAAGACGGCGGGCAACTTCCGAAATGGAAATTTCCACAATTGCCAACTTGTCCGCAGTGCGGGCGTTGGCGGCATCCTGAATAGCGGAAACCTCGGTGGCGGTACGGCGAATCTCGGGAAGTCCACCCGTCATAAACTCGGGCAGACCCGTAATACGCTCAATGTCGTTGATAATCAGGTTGGACTGGTCATAAAACTCGGGCGGGTTGATAACCGCTGGGAACGGTGCAACAACCGACCCAAGCGGCTCATCAGACACCACAGGAACCATCACATTGTCCTCGTCCGACTCCAAACTAGAACGACCATACTGGTCAAACGCCGACTCCTTATAGAGATACTTTCGCGCAAACCGCTTACGATGGTTCATCATCTGCGAACGGGTCTCATTCAGTTCCCGCTGAAGCGGTTCAATCTGCTCAAGGTCACCAATCGGATAAAACTGGTCAGGAACATCATAGTTACGCAACATACTAAAAGGATGACCAAAAGCATACGGCATCCGCATCGGCTTAATCAGGAAGTTTTCACCGTTCTCGGTGAAAACACACATCGTCCTAGAAGTGACACAATAGTATTCCCACACCTCGGCATAACCATAATTCTTGTCATACACTTTGCGGCGGGACGGGTCATCGCTGTAGCGGGCAACAGCCATAACCTGAACATCCTCGCGCGCAGCCTTGGAGTAACGCTTATCAGCCTTCACTTCCGCAATGGGACGGCGAATACGCTGGGCAATCCACTTGATATCATGCATACTGGTTGCGTCAGGGTCAACAAAAATATCAAACGGGGACACACGCTCCGCAAACGGCGCATCCTGAGTGACAACAGTGGTAGTAGCCACCTCGCCACCCGACACGGGGTCCGAAATGTCCCCGTCATCATATCCGCCAAGTTCTTCTTCCTCAACAAAACGGTAACCCGTCTTAATCCAGCCATGACCAAAAATAAGCAGGTCCTTGACTGCGCGGCGGAACTCGGAACGAATATCCTTGAAACGCCACCAATAGTTAACAACCGCCTCGGCAATGACCGCATTAGCGGCATTGTCGGGGCTGACAGCATTAACCGTAATCTTCGGATAGTTAACCGCAACAGCAGGGGCAATAACATTGACAGTAGAGAAACAAATGTTAATCAGCATCCTATCGGTGTCGGAATACTGGTCATAATGCTTGCCCTTGTAAAGGTCTAGGAAACGCCGCCAATCAGCGTCAAACCCTTCCTCTTTGCGCCACTTCTTGGACGCTTCAATGTGTTGACGGTACTCTTTAAGTTTATCCGCCTGCGTTTTCCTAGCCATTACTTCTTTTTACTTCTTTCCTGTGCAGCCTTACGAGCAGCAGCCTGCTTTTTGGTTGGTTTAGAACTTTTATAATTATTCAGTTGGCTGCCTTGCCTTGCTTTACGGGCATTCGCACGACCAATTGCTTGTTCTTCTTTCCAAGCAGCATCAAATTTTTTGTTAAGTTCTCTCTGGGTGGAGCGTGTAGGGGCGCGACCACCGACACCAAAATATTCGTGGGGATTAGGATAATCACCAAAAACGCGAGCCTTTTTATCTTGCCGCTTATCCGACATAAACTCCAAATGTCGCGCAACACGGTCTGGCACCTTTTTCTTGCTAGTGGGCATTTTAGCCTTTTTAGCAATAACTGGAGCAACCTTTTTTTCGTAAACATCGTTATAGCCGATACCACGGGCAAACCGTTTAATTTTTTTTACATCAGCAGGACTAAAACCTTTTGTTCCACGCGCTTCTTTAGCAAGCCATTTTACAACATCATCAATTGGGGATTTAGGTTTTCTAGTAGCCATTACTTCTCGTCCTTGAAAACAACCTGAAGAACAGCCTCAACTGCCACCTGAATAGCCGCAACCTGCTCCGCAGAAAAATCAAAACCCCACGCAGTAGCCACAACCACAACCGCACGAACAAGCGCACGAACCTTAGACCTAGTAAACATTATTTATGTCCTTCCTGAATATGCTTATCCAATTTATCGTCAACCTTTTCAACCTTATCCAAAATATGCGTCAAAATCCCTCGGGACTCTGCGTGTTGGCTAGTGTTTTCCCTACGCAACTGCTGCAACAGGACCACAACGGGTCCACCAATCACAGCCACGGCAATAGGCACCAGCCAATCCATCAGAACCCATACTCCGAAGCAGGAACCGCATTAATACCCGCCCCACGAGCATCAGAAAGAATCTTATCCTGACGCTCCTTGATAGTGGGACCATGAAAATTGTCTTTACCGTGGGTAAAACCCAGATTTACGGTACGAAGATGGCATTTAAAGCAGATTGCACCCCGCCGAGGCATTTTTCCGTCCTCGGTTGGGAACATAGTACCACAATTCTGGCATGAGATTCGCAAAATTTCCATACTAGTGTCACAATTGTTCTATTAAAGCGGAACTTTGGTTGAATTTCGGATATTATGCGCCCCAATCGGCGTTTTATTCTCCCCAACATTGTCATAAAGGTGCTGTTCCCACCACAGCAAACTGTTTCTAGGCACGGAAACATCCCCCCGATACTCGGGAAGCCACACATACTTCAACATTTGCGTAGCAATAGCCAAAGAAATAGTCCTGTCGTCATGCGGGGAACCCCCCATCTTGCCGTTGGACTTGCGAACAAAGGTTCGCAACTCCGCAATCGTCCTGTCACAATACAAAACAACCCCCTCATCCCTGAGGGCGGCGACAAGTTCGTCAATAGCCAACGGCTTGGAGGTTACCGTGGTTCGCCAACCCATCGTTTCCGTAGCCTGAGCCACACGCTGATTAAGCCGCCGCTGCCTATAAAGGTTCTTGTAACCCACACGCTGGGCAGCCTTGAGGGAAGTCAAACCGTGGTTGTTGGACTCAATGCCGACCAACGCCTGATTATACCACCACCCCAAATCAGCCATCAACTCACCAAATATGTCTGGCTCAATATGTCCATGCCAATGAGCAACCACCTCACCTGTGGCTGCGTTGATAATATGGGCGGAAGAATAGTCGCCATACGACAATCCTTCCGCCACATCCGCCCCAATCACATACACACCATCAGGGCGCGGATAATCCCACACTCGCAACTCACCCTCTTCCGAATGGCGAAACTCGTAGTTGCGGTCAGAATACACATGAAGATACCCGATATCAGGTTCTGCTGTGGGCATAGCATCCAACAGGTCAATATTGAAAACAGGGTTACCTGACTTCACAAACGCTTCCTCGGGGAAGCGAGGATATTCCTGATGCAACTGCCATGACTGCATATTGCGGGACTTTGCGGTGTACCAGTCATCGTCACGGTCACCTGCAGACCACGGAAAGAAAATACCCACAAACTGGTTGGAACCAGTTTGTGAACCAACCCACAACTGGTGAAAAAAGTTTCCTGAACCATTGGCGGTGGACAAACCAATCACTCGTCCGCCGACATCCGCAATAGGTTCAATAGAAGCCCACGCTTCCTCGGGGTTTGGCAAGAACGCCCATTCGTCCACAATAACCAAATACACAGACTCACCACGAGCGGGGTCGGAGCCGCTGGGCAGCGACTCCAAACCCGACTCGTTGTCAAACATCATTTTCTGCTGATGGTCCGTAACCTGCTTGGGTCCTCGTTCCTTCATCCACTGCGGAAGAAACTTATAACCATACTTGGACTTTGCAAGCAACTTAACAGACTCACGCTCGGTCCTAGAGAGCATAACAACAAAACGGTCGGGACGGAAAAACACCAGCCAAAACGCATACGCCGCAGCCAGCGTAGAGAACCCCACCTGACGCGCTTTGAGAACAACACTATAGCGTTCCGACATCCAAACTTCCATAGTTTCCATCTGGGCTTCACGCAACTCAAACCTGATACGCCCCTGCTCGGGGTGCTTAATGTACCAGTAGGCTTCACAGAAGTATGCGAACGCTTCCAGTTGTTCTTCCATTGTCGGGTTTTCGGGTCCACGGCATTTACGCCACTCCCGCTCATTAACCAGTGCTTGCAGGTCCATTGTTAAACACCAAACACATTTCTTCCATTAGCAACAGCATCAAGAACAAACCTTTTGTTCCTGAAACCATTCAACTGATTATGCACATACGGACCCTCGTTCGGATGGAAAATTGCAGCATATTTCTGAATCCGTTTTTCATCAGACAATGCGACGCTGTCGGGAATCTCGTAGTAATCCCTGAAACGCACAACACCATTTTCCAGTTCTATGTTTTCCTTGACAAGAATTTCATCCAAAGTCCACAACTCGGGATTGCGGGAAACAATCCAACTCAAAGAACTTGCGGCAAGTCTACTGGCAACAATTTCAATTGTTTCCGCCCTAGTTTCCTCAAGATTATTTGGCTGGGTGCGGGCATTTGTGGAACCATGCAAAAAATTGTGTATATGCATAGGCGGCAAAGAATCCAAAACCTGAATCTCCATTTCGGTCAACTGCATAAAACGCCAAAAAGAATCAGCCAGCACAGCAGCCTCATCATCCGCATAAAAAGGTTTTCCGTAAAACAATTTCCATTCCCAAACAAGCCTCAAAACTTCCTGAAGCGTTTTTCCAGCAACTGGAACAATAAGATTCTCAAACTTTTCCTTAAGGACAAACTCTTCGTGCGTAAACTCTATATAGAAAATGTGTCCCACTCCAGCAACAGAAAAGAAAGACTCATAAACAACAACTTGAGAAACATTGGAAAGAACGGGAAGAGGAAAATCCTGTTCAAACGGTCGCACACCAAAAGAACCCCTATCGCATCGCCAATCTCCATTGGCAATTTCCCTAGAGGGAGAAAAATAGAAAACACCATTAGTTGACGACAATTTTTTGTTCAGAATGTTCAAAACCCGTTCCACGGGATACAAATTCAAAATCTGTGACTGTCCATCCGCTTCAACAACCAAATTCTGCAAACCAAGTTTTTCAGTAGGATGCTTCCAAGCGGCAAGAATTGAACCATCAGCCATTTTGAAAAAGTCAACAAAGTCAACTTCCTCATTGCCATTGCCAGTTGACACATAGGCGACAACATTGTCTGAAAACTTGGGCAGTTTATCCAAAAGATAAAATGCGCGATGGGTTTCCAAAACATCCAAAGAAAAATTATTTGTTTTCATAGTACCTCACGGACCATAATACTTGAAGGTGATGCCACCAGCAAGACCAGCACCAAAATGGGAACCACCACTACCGACAATTGTTCCAGAGCCAACAGTAAAACCGCCAGCAGAACCATTCCCCTGCGTTCCATAGCCTCCGCCGCCGTTGCCGCCACGCAAACCGTATGCGCCGCCACCAGCACCACCGTTTCCGCCTACCTGAGAAGGAGAGTTGTGTCCCGTTGCGTTGCCGCCACCACCATCGGTGCCGCCGCCACCGCCGCAAGCATAATATCCACAATCCCAACAATAGTTATCTTGATAATACCCACCGTTGCAGGCTCCGTTCTTGTCAACGCTGGTACAAACAAAACTTTGCGAACAAACCTTATACCAACCATATGCATTTGTACCGCCAAGGTTGGATGGGTTTGAACCAGAACCAGCAGTACCACCACGACCATTCGGCGCACCACAGGAGCCAGGATGTTCGCCAGCGGTGCCACCTCCGCCAGTCCAACTAGTAGACCCAATAGTCAGTGTCGTACTTCCACCAGAGGTGGCAGTACCAACACCAACACCACCGTTGCCTGCGGCACCACCACCACCGACAGAGCCGCTAATGGTTTGTGTTCCCCCAACAGAAGATTGATGGGAGGAAAACAGTCGGTAACCACCACCACCGCCGCCGCCATAGTTGGCTCCCCCGCCGCCGCCGTACAGCAACATTTCATAAACAACAGGAGCAATCGCGTTATCAAGATACGGTGTAATGGACGGCAAACTCAAAGACCAAGAACCAGAAGTTGTATTTGTGTAGGTTTTCAAAGACCAAGTAGTAAAAGAGTTTGTTGCCCCAATGGTTGTCCCCGCTGCATTAACAGCCCTGCACCTGTAATAGTAGGTGGTGTTATTCAGCAACCCACTGGCATTATAGTATGCGTAATAGTTGCTTCCAGTAACCGTGACCCAATGTGTCACGGTTGAAAAAGAAGCAAACGAGGCACTGGTGGAGTAGTCAAAATAAACCGTGGTGTCATGCAAATTGGCGGAGACAAACGCGGAAAAGGTGCAGCGGTCCTGATTAAAGTTAGTTGCTGCTTGCGGCACAACGGTAGGAGGGAGTGCTACACCGCCAGCATAAAGCCCTCTGTGAGTCGGCATTAACCAAGGTCCCCCATCAGGGCATACGCATTAGGGGCAATACACATCAGCGTTGCCGCCGAACCAACCGCCCTAAGGGATGTTGCGGGCGTTGAATACAGCGTAATCCCAGCACCAGCAGAAAACGAGACAGCACCAGCCCCAGTACGCAAAAAATCACAAGACTGACCAATATTAAATGCCGTTCCCGTATTAAGTGTTATCGTTGCAGCAGCCGTCACATTGTGAAAAACCCCGACCGCAGTGGGAGACAACGAAAGGCTTCCCCCGACACTCAAAACAGTTTGAACAGTCGTCCAGTCACCAGCAGGACCTTGCGGACCTGTAGCACCAGTAGCCCCAGTGGCACCAGTAGCACCTGTAGCCCCCGTAGCCCCAGTAGGACCAGTGGGTCCCTGTGGACCCGTATCACCCTGAGGTCCCTGCGGACCAATCGGTCCAGTAGCACCAGTCGGACCCTGAGGACCAACAGGACCAACATCACCCTGAATACCTTGAGGACCAGCAGGACCCTGAATTCCCTGTATGCCCTGCGGACCCTGAGAACCGACCGCACCAGAAAGATTCACAATCCAAGAAGAATAAGTACCCGAACCTTCGGTATCCGTAACAGTTGCAACCATGGCACCAGTACCAGCATTATAGGAATCAATTTCCGCGTGAATATGGTTAGGCACACTATGTGAAATCAAAATAGTTTGGTTGACAGAATAAGACAACCCAACACCAACCATCAAAGAAACAGTAGCCCCCACAGCGGGAATCGTAATTGTGCTAGTTGAAGTAGTTTCGTATTTGTCTCCAGCCAGACCCTGTGGACCTTGGGGACCCTGAACACCTTGCGGTCCCTGCGGTCCTGTAGGTCCAATCGGACCAGCATCACCCTGAACCCCCTGAGGACCAGTAGGACCAGTTGCCCCAGTTGCTCCAGTCAAACCAATCGGTCCCTGAGGTCCTTGAGGACCAGTCAAACCAATAGGTCCAGTAGCACCCGTAGGACCAGTAGGTCCAGTAGGACCCGTCAAACCAATAGGACCCTGAAGCCCCGTCAAACCGATGGGACCCTGCGGTCCTTGCGGACCAGTAACCCCTTGGGGACCAACGGGTCCCACGGGACCCTGAGGACCCGTGGAACCCGTTGCGCCCGTTGCACCAGTCGCGCCAGTTTCCCCCTTGGGACCCATGCTTCCTGAAGCCACAAGGCTTATACCCTGACTGGTTACAACACCCGACAGTATGTTCCCTAGTTTAACATAAATTTCCGTAGTAGACATTATCGGGTCACATCCGCCAACACGGTACACTTACCAGCAACAATAGTAGAAACAACACCACCCGAAGTGCGCTGAAGGTCCCAAAACGCATTACCAGCCACTAGGGCGGCTGATGCGGCAGACGCAAGGGTCAGGGTAACCACACCACCCACCGCGTTCGTAATCACACAAGAAAAAGATGCGGCAATAGTAGCCGAGTCTCGGGTATAGCGGATTTGGGACGCAAAGGAGTCCCCCGTCAGGTTAACGGGGGTTCCATCGGGGTTGCTCACGGTCACATTGATAACTTCCGTGTCCCCTCGCATAATTTTAATATCTTGCTTTGCAGGCACCATACTAATACTCGTTTTGTTCTATCTTGAACGACTTGGCTCGCCGTTCCTTGGTGTCACGGTACTGCTCGCAGACAGGACACCTGTAGTGGTCCACGCGGCGGATTTCCCAGCCACAGTTCTCACATTCGTCAATCTCGGGAAGATTCACGGAAAGACTTCTCTTGGGTGGCTACGCTGGCAATAAGTTCCTCAAGGTCCTTGTCGGATATCTCCGCCAAAGACTGGGTATGGTTAATGTTAACCTGTGCAGGGGCAAGACGGTTGGTTGCCTGAAGGTACAGTTGGGCGGCTTTATTGTCGCCGCCGAGCGCACGATTATAGATTTCGTCCAATAGTTTTTGGGTTCGTTCGGGGGACCCTTGGAGTTCGTCTACTCGTTTTTGCCATTCGGCTTTGAAGTGGGGTTTCTTTTCCCATCTCCTGAGGGTGGTTTCGTCCACGCTGTGGAGTTTGGCGTAGGCGGTTTTGGATGCGGGCTGTCGGTGTCCGTGCGGAATGAGGAGCCAGTTTAGGTAGGCTTCTTGTCGGGTGTCTAGGGTTGTTTCTTCCATACTATTGGGTTGGCTGTTCTGATTGTTGACTGGTTTGGTCGGGAATAGAACAGCGGGGGGGATTATAGGGGGGGTCAAGGAAAACTGTATTGACGGTACGAACCTTAGTGAGTACCGACAATGAATACTGTATACTAGGCTTAAGGATAGGTCCACCCAAGGTGGGTGGACCCCCAAAACAGAACTATAGGCGGGGACAACCAATGCGTATCATCAAGGCACTAGCGATTGTTATCGGGACCTTTTTTTGTTTGGTGCTAGCGTCCGTTATTTACCTGCTGAATGCCGCTAAAGACTTCCGCACAATTCCCCTAGACTAGGATGGTGTCATGTTTGAGAATATGGTGAACAACCTGCCCGAATGGACCGAGGTCAGGGTTCGCTGGATGGATGCTCACGCACCAGCCAGCGGCTGGCACGACCTAGACGAATACACCCCCGATGATGCGGTAGCGGTCACACTGGGGCGTATCTGGAAGGACTGCAAGCCGAACTATCTGACACTGGTCGGAACCATTTTTGAGGGTGACGACATGAAGATGGCTAGCGACATTAATCATATCCCGTTCGGAATGGTTTTGGACATTGAAATCATAAAGGAACCCCATGCCCGCTAATTCCACCCCTAGAGACCCTAGACTGCAACGCGCTGGTGTTAGCGGCTATAACAAGCCGAAGCGTACCCCCAGTCATCCAACCAAGTCCCATATTGTCGTCGCCAAAGTAGGGTCCACCATCAAAACCATCAGGTTCGGACAGCAAGGTGTCCGAACCAACCAGACACGCGGACAACAGGAAGCATTCAAGTCCCGCCACGCCAAGAACATCGCCAAAGGACCCCTCAGTGCCGCATATTGGGCAGACAAGGTCAAATGGGACCCATCCAAAACTGCTGCACCCAAAAACAAGAAATGGGTTAAAGGCTCCTAAGATTACCGCCCTTTAACTCAACTGGTAGAGTAGCAGACTTTTAATCTGACGGTTGCGGGTTCAAGCCCCGCAGGGGCGACAACCCCACCCAACTAGGGTATCAAACCTTTATAATATAAGGTTCATATTGGCATGGACAACGCCGGCATTATGACAACGGTCACATAATCGTTATGGTATCCCCAGAAACCAAAATCATAACGCATCGGCTATGGGCTATAACTATATTACAGGCATGACGGGCGCGCCCCCCCATGCCCCCCCACCCGCATAGGCGACCCCATCGGAAAGTATCGGTAAACACTACCATAAAGCAATGGGTCATAATGACCTAAACAGGGGGGTCAGGCTCGTGATGCGGGCATGATGCGGGCATGACACCCGTGTCGTGTGTGTGGCGCACCTATGCGTGTTTTATGCGTGTCGTGTGTCATTGTGTGCATTATGCGGCGGGATGACGGTGGCTGGGTGTGACGGCGTAGCCGTCGCAAGGCGTGTGAACAGCAGTCCCGAACTGTTCCCAAATTTTTTCCCTTATTTCCCAAGGGTTTGCGGGGTGTTATGAAAATTAACATTTGCAATTGTGTCGGGTTTGCCCCATCATGTTGTCGGCTCGGTGCCTCGGTATCGGGTCGGGAGTTCCCCCGTTCGGCGGGGCGATACGGACTCCCCCGACTAGGAGCGATGGCGGGATGCCTCGGTGCCTAGCGGACTGTGTAGCGATGGCGCATCTTGTGGTGCGTTCTGAGGCACGGGGCGACACACAATGCGGATTGCGCTTAGTGTGTCGCATTATGCTCTCGCACCTCGTGGTGGCAGGGACACGGACCACGCTCGTACGCTATGTCGTGGGTTCCCCCGCGTCCTGCTCGCTCCCACGGATTATGGACTTCGTCCATAATCAGGCTCCACCGAACGGCTCAGGTGGCGAGGGAATAGGAGTTCGTGACCTGCCCATCCTCGTAGAGGATGGATGACGGGTTTGGCACGGACCTCGTAGAGGTCCGTGGGGTGTTGGTTTGCCTCACGGACCTTGCGTTGCGATGTCCTTGCCGAACCTTACGGTTCGGAGCCGTGTATTGCCCCCACCATCATGGAATGATGGTGGGGGTGGTACTCATCTCCGATGAGTCAATCAACACAACCCATAACCTAGGAGGTTATACCATGCCCCATCATCAGCCCTTTCCCATCAACAACGCCGAATGGTTCCCCGCGATGCGGGACCGTGGGTGGACCACGATGGAGACGCTGGACAGCACCGAGCCGAACCACTACGGTGGTGGCGGACACATCCTCATGCGGGAGTTCCACATGGCGGACGAGAACGGGAACTTCGCGGGTGTCGCCGTGAACGAGGTGTTCGTGGACAAGCGGGGCGAACTGCGGTCCAAGTGGTACTTCGTGCCGTTCATCCTCACCGCCGAGGACTGCCTCTAGTCCGATACGGAGTATCGGAACAGTCGGAGCCGTCTACTGTCCGCACCACCACGGAGTGGTGGTGCGGGTGGTACTCATCTCCGATGAGTAACAACACAATCCCAGCAACATAACCTAGGAGGTTATCACAATGGCAAGCAAAGCCCCAATCATCGTCTCCGTGGACTTGTCCACGGAGCGCGTCACCTACCGTGAGGGTTCCCTCACCAAGACGGACCGTTTCGCCTACCTTTCCAAGGTTGGAAAGTTGGCGGCTCTGAAGCACCTCGGGTGGAGGTCCAGCGGGAAGCCCCCGATGCACTGCACCGAGACCGAACTTGCCCACGCATGGCAGGTCCTGATGCGTGAAGGCAAGGACAACCAGCCCCAGCCCGAGGCACCGAAGGTGCCGACACCGACCAAGGAGGTCCCCATTCCCACCCAGCCCGCACCGCAGACGAAGTCTGCCCAGCCGAAGCACCAGCCCCAAGGTGGAACCTTGGAGCAGGCTCTCGGCGAGATTCTCGGTGGCATCGTTGAGGGTCGGTTCACCGAGGTGAACGCCGAGATGCAGTCACTCCGTGACCTCATCGCCAAGACCCAGCCGAAGGTGACCGAGATTCACCTGCCCAGCGGCGAGACCAAGCGACTGGACGGAGTCCAGCACACGGTCTTTCCGACCGTTCTCGTGGGAATCTCCCAGCGTCTCCCGCTGTGGCTCGTTGGTCCCGCAGGGACTGGCAAGTCCACCATTGCCGAACAGGCTGCCCAAGCCGTAGGCTTGGAGTTCTCGTCTCGGTCCTGCTCGGCGCAGACGACCGAATCCAACCTGCTCGGGTTCATCTCGGCGAACGGCGACTATGTGGTGTCGGAGTTCCGCAAGCGGTACGAACACGGCGGCGTGTTCCTGCTGGACGAGGTGGACAACGGGAACCCGAATGTGCTGACGGTGCTGAACTCGGCACTGTCCAACTCGTTCATGGCGTTCCCCGATGGCATGGTCACCCGCCACAAGGACTTCGTCCTTGTCGCCACGGCGAACACATACGGCAACGGTGCCACCGCGGAGTATGTGGGGCGCAACCCGATTGACAAGGCGTTCACCGACCGATTCTCGGTCTTGGAGGTCGGGTACGACAACGCCGTGGAGGAAGCGATGCTTGCATCGGTTTCGCTGACCAAGGAGGTTGCCACGAAGTGGCTGACCGTGGTTCGGAAGTGCCGTGCCAATGTGGCGAAGTCGGGTCTCAAGGTCGTGGTGTCGCCTCGTGCCACCTTGGCTGGAGCCAAGTGGCTGTCGGGTGGCATCCCGATGGAGACCGTGGTCTCCATGTGCATCCTCAAGGGCGCATCGCCTGACCAGTCGGCGAAGATTCTGGACGGGGTGGCTCTCTGAGCCACCCCGCCTAGCGGAACATAACAACAGAAACGGAGTTTCACAATGAAGATTGAGTCCACCAAGACAACACATTATGAACTGTTCAGTTCATTCGGCGAGTTCATCGCTCGTGCGTCCAGCAACCGCGACCCGAGGTCGTCCGACAAGAAGTGGGACGACAAGAACTGGGCAAAGACCAACACCCTCTCCGAGGGTGTCAAGTCCGCCAGTGTCGGCTACGCCGAGATTCGTCCTCAGGTCAACGCCATTATGGACATAATGGAGGAGCGGCTCGCGGAGAAGTTCGGCAACCGTTTCGTGACGCACTACGATGTGGCGGGTGCGTTCGTGGATGTCGGCAGGTTCGTCACTGGCGAGCCTGAGTGCATGGTGCAGTGGGCGGAGGAGCCGTCAGCGTCTATGGGTCGGGTCGTGAGGGTGTGCGTGGCTGGCACCGCCAGTGCCTCGGTCACATCCGAGGCAATCATCAAGCGTGGCACCGCCATCGTGGCACTGCTGGACACCCTCCACAAGTTGGGTGTCGGCGTGGAACTGTGGTGGGATTCCACCATCAGTGGTGACAAGAACGACAAGAAGCAGACGGTTTATAGCACCGCTGTGAAGTTGCACGATTCCTCGGAGCCGTTGGATGTGGACGCACTGATGTGGGCGGTCGCCCACCCGTCCATGCTCCGCAGGCTGGTGTTCTCGGTGCAGGAGCAGTCGGAGTACGCCGATGAGCAGGGCGCGAGGGAGTATGGCGGTTATGGTCACCCCACCTCGGTGGCAATGCCGTACATTATGGACTTTGATGTGGTGGTTCACCACATCGTCCACGGGAGCCACGATGAGGTGGTGCGTGACCCGCTCGCTTGGGTCATCAGCAAGGTTGAGGGTCTCGGTTTCACCGAGTGACACAGGAGAACATAATGAAAGAGCCGATGTTTGTTGGTCACACCGATGTTCACGGAGGTTGGTGGGTTTTCTCGGATGCCCCCGATGACCGTTGCCCGCACTGGTGGGATATCCGTGGATGGACATGGGGGGACTGCGCGGAGTTCCTCCACGAACCCAGCGATGCACACCGCATGGTGTGCCTAGCGTTGTCACCAAAGGTTTGGTGACATTATGCGGTACATACCCGCCGCGATAGCGGCACTGGTGTTTTGCCTATTGGCAAAAGAAGTCTTTTCGGCAGAGTTTGTCTCCGCCGATTGGGAAACCCGTACCACAATCATCCTGATTGTGGGCGGGGCTGGATGCATTGTGGTTGACTCTGTCAACACAATCAGGAAAGGAAAGCAATAATGGATAAGGCAATCAACCCACCTACGGTGGACGAGATGGAGACACGCTGGTCAGGCTTTGACCAAGCGTGGGGTGCGCTGTGGGAAAAGATGTTTTCCCACTTCACCCGCATTGAGGGTGCAGGCGTGTTCTCGGACGAGGCTTGCGCTCTCGGTGACGAGGTGATGGAGATTATGGAGGCTGTCCTCCATTTCCACGACAAGGACCGCAATCATATGCTGGTTTTCGGCTATGAGATGGGCTATGAGGACCGCTGTGCCGAACTCGCATCCAAGGCACCCGAGACACCCGAGGCACCCAAGCCCGTGGATGTGGATGCGGAACTGGAGGTACAGGTGACCGCACTGGTGCGGGTCACCCGCGACTGCCTGCCCGAGGGGATGTTCACCTGTGACGATGGGCTTTATGAACTGACCGATGAGGGTCGGGCGTGGTTCATGCAGGAAGCGTCACAGGTGACCGACTTCGGTCCGTACGAGTTCACGGTGGAGGATGTGGACCTGCCGTGGGGGACTGACGGAGACTTCTTCCCTCATCCGTTCTAACCGCCGAGTTGCGGGAAAGCGGTTACAACGCTACCGTGTGTTGCACTGCCTGACAGGCGTGGTGTGCAAAGCGTTGAGTCTGTCACCAACCCATCCTCCCGATGGGTTGCGTTGTGTCCCACCCTTTTCGTGTTTGGGGTGGGGCATAACGGAGTTCATCGGGAACTCCTTATCCTGAAAGGGGATTACAATGCTGAAAGCAGGTTTGTTCCTGCCCACTGGGGCGGGTGTTACACCTGAGCCGTGCTTCGTGGACGGCTACGAGGACATCCAAGCGCAAGTCGGTGGACTGTTTGATGTGGTCGTCACCAGTCTTGGTGACGGTGACCGTGTCGCGTTCGTGGGTCATGTCCATGACGAGGGGCTTCTTCTCGGACTGGAGATGAACTACCTCGCCACCGCACTGTTCCAGCGCGAGATTCGTGGCGGGTGCGTGGTCCTGTGGGGGCTGAACGAGGACGGCGTTTATGACGGCGACAATTATGACATCCCCGAGGAGATGTCCCGCTTCCTGTGCGAGGAACTGGTCGGCTTCGCCGCTGACACCTACAATCAGGCGGTGGTGCTTGACATTGCGATGCAGATGGTCGTGAAGGCGAACATCGCAACGCAGGAGGAGGTTGACGCAATCAAGTTTGACCTGTACCGTTTCGCCACGCTCCACATGGTGGAGGAACTGGTCGCCAAGGAGCGGGAACTGCGCTCCATGCTGGTGCAGTTGGGGGCGCACATCAAGCGAACCCACAAGGACGAGAACGAGGCTGAGACGATTATGTCTTGGCTGGCAGAAATGTGCGATATGTTGGGCAACGGACCGTTGTTCGGCGGAGAGGAAGACTGATTATGAAGTCGGAGAATCGGGGGCGCATCGGAATCCCGCATGACGAAGATGATGCCCGTGCATACAGGGGCAAGTCCCGTGTGTGGCGACCTGCCCATTGGAACAATGGCGGTGAGTGGTACGACAGCGTCAAGGCTGGTCGTAGGAAGTTCCGTCCGAAGAGAAAGGAAGTGAAGTGACCGAGTCGGTTATGCCGTCCGCCCGCAAGGCGGCGGCGCGTAAGCCCGTCACACCCAAGGAGGTGTGGCGGGCAGGCGTGTACGAGTGTCCGTTGTGCCAGAACCGCATAGCCGTTCTGGTGGATATGACTGCACCGCCTGTGTGTTGGAACCATAAGAGCCACAAGATTGTGGAGATGAACAGGAGAAAGAAATGAGAGATGACAATATGTGTCCGAGGTGCTTTATGACCTATGAGGGTCGTCCTGCACTGTCTAGGCTCACACGGGGTGATGTCCCCGAGCGGGACCGCATTTATGTGTGTTCCGATTGTGGGGTGCTGGAAGCACTGGAGCAACACAACCGCGGGGGTATCCCGCACGATTGGAGGGGGCTGTAATGGAAGCCGAGTTGGGATGTGGCACGGCGGGGCATGACCCCGCCTGCCTGTGTGATGTGGTAATCAGACAACCCTTGCCACCTTTGCACGAGTGTTTTCGTGACGCTGTGCAGGAGTTGGGTATGGGGGCGCAGATAGCCGAGTTGCGGGATTATGGGATTCCGTGGACTGATGAGACTATCCTTGACTTTTTGTGTGATGTGCAGAAGTTTTGGGATGCATGGAATGACCGTTTGGCGAACGGTGATTACAGGCAGTTGGTGGATGTGCCACCGCTCAGGTTTGAGTCGTCCATAAAGAACTTCCACAAGTGGGCTGAGGTTCGTGAGGCGGTCCTGTTTTGTATGAACCGTTTCGGGGAGAGTCTTGTCACTATCCTTGACCATTTGGGTGTGTCGGCTGACTTGTTTATGGCTAGTGCGACACAGAACAAGGTGGGTGTTGGTTGGCGTATGTCTGAGATGCGTGATTTGGATGAGGCGATGATGCGTCCGAACCTTGTTATGACTGAGGTTGCGGAAATATTTTCTTTGTCTCCTCGCACGGTTGAGGGTTTGCGTAAGTATTGGGATGAACGCCGTAAGCGTTTGGAATATGGCGGGGACAATCCTGCTAGGATGTATATGCAACAATTGTGTCGGGACACGGACTTGCCTCCGACTAGGATTGTGGAAATGGTGTACGAGTCTCATGGTGTGAAGTATGCTAGGTCTAGCATAACGAAGTGTCGTGAGCGTATGATGAAGAAGATGAAAGGGGTATGACATGGAACTAATTGTCCATGCTACTATTCTATTGGCAATAAACATAGGAGTTAGGTATGCGTATAGACGAGCAAGGTAAACGCATTTTTGTGCGTCAGTCGGGTCTGAATGACATGATTATCTGTGCGGAACGCTCCCGCCTTCGGCAGGTGCTTCCGCAACTGGTTTCTGCCAGTGATGCCACGATTATGGGTACAGCGGTCCATTACGGCATTGAGCAGATTCTCGGCGGTTCCACCCATGTGGAGGGGCGTGATGCTGCTTTGGAACATTTTGAGGTTCTCCGCAAGGAACCTTTTAAGCAGACCAACATTGACCCTGATTCGTATCACGATTCCATCGGGTCCATGATGGATGCTTTTGTGGGTGGGATTCTGCCTGAGGTGGAGTTGGGCGGTGCCATAGAATACCGATTCATGGCACCGCTGAATGTGCGTGTGGATGGTTACGAGGTCATCTTGGAGGGGACTATGGATTATGTGTCTCCCAGCGGGGTGATTTGGGATTGGAAAACCGCAACCCGCGCCTATAACGGCAAGGACAAGCAGTCCACTTCCATTCAGGCTTCCGTGTATGCTCATGCAGCGCATTACAACGGGAAGTCGCCGATGCCGACCGATTTCCGTTATGGGGTTATGGTTCGCCAAGCCTCCCCTAAGGCGCAGATTGTGTATCTGCGTCGTGACTCATCCCATGTTGCGTGGTTGCGTGACACGGTTGAGTCTGCTGTTCGCTATGCCCTGAGGATGGGTTTGGACTATCCTTGGTTGCGTAACGACACTGGTGCCTTGTGTTCGGACAAGTGGTGTTCCCACTGGTCCGTATGCAAGGGTGCTAGACTCAGTCCTGAGGAACTGTCCATCCCTGCTGTCCCCGTTTCTGTCTCCGTTGACAGGGGAACAATTGGGGTGGTAAATTCTCAACCACAAACAACTGACCAAGAAAGGGCAGATTCCAATGGTTAACAAAGACCAAAGCATCATCATGCAGGTCGCCGCAAAGATTGCGTGTGACCTCGTACCCAAGGGGGCTAGCGTTGACGAGAACATCGTTGCGTTTGACCATGCGTACTCCGCAGTGTGCGAAATCATCCTGACTTCTCAGGGTTTCACAATGCCTAGCGGTGATGCACCCGCCTCCACTGAGCAGGCAGATATCGCCAATCTTCAGCGTGTGTTCCCCGAGGCAACGCCGACCAATGAGCGTGTTTCCGATATGACGGGCTTTCAGGTCCGCATTAAGGGTCGCCAGCATGGTCCGATTCCGCAGTGGCTCGTTGACGAGTGCGCCAAGAAGGGCGTGACCGAAGTGTGGGACAACCGTGACGGTCTCGCGGCGAACCCGAAGCGTCCGTGGTTCAAGTCCACCACCACCAACGATGCGTTTTGGGAACCGAAGCGCAAGTAATCCATAAAGAAAGAGAACCCACATGACTCAGTCATTTGCTGAGCGTTGGGAGGCACTAGGGCGTGGGGATAATCTCCCCACGCCCGATGTGTCTAACAGCGTAAAACAGCGTCACCATTATGAGCCGTTGGCGACAGCGGCAGACGATTTCGTGCATTGGGCGCAGAACCCAGCCGAACGCATATACCTAGGCTTCCCCGATTTGGACAGTCAGATGCGGGGCATTGCCCCGTCTGAGATGTGCCTGATTAATGGTTATAGCCACAGTGGCAAGACGATGTTCTTGTTGCAGATTCTGTTGGCTAACGCAGATAAGTCGGTCATATATTTCTGTCCTGACGAACCTCGCACATTGACGCTCATCAAGTTGGCGTGTCTGTTGCATGGGGTGGATGCGTCTGTGTTGGAGTCGCAGGTGGCGAACAACGATGCGAACGCTATCCAGTTGCTCAGGTCCACGGCTAACGAGTATTTCCCCAATCTTGCGGTGTTTGACCAAATGATGACCCTTAATGAGATGGAGCAAGCCTTGGATGAGGTGCGTGATATGTGGGGTCAGCCACACCTGATGGTGTTTGACTATTTGGAGTTGCTGAACGGCGGGGGCGAGGATGTCCCCTCCAAGGCGAACACGCTCAAGGCGTTCGGGAAGCGTCATAACATTCCGTTGCTGGTCCTGCATCAGTCCAGCCGTACCGCTGGTGCGGACGGCAAGAAGATGACCATCAGTTCGGGTGCGTATGGCGGTGAACAGCAGGCAACACACATTATAGGTGTGCGCCGTAAGCGGTTTGAGATTGAGGCTGCCATCCGTGAGATAGAGGAGCGGTTGGATACAGCCAAGAACGCGGAACGCCTGCTGGAGCGGTTGGATGCGTTGCGTTATGACCTGAGGATTCATCAAAACACTGTCACGGTGAACCTTGTTAAATGCAAGCGTCCATCCAGCCAGTTGCTTGACGATATTGATTTTGAGATTGAGTTGGGAACTGGCAGGTTGACACGCCTACCTGATGGTGTTAAGCCGTGGCTGAATGACCAACCGCCTGCCGACTATTCTGTCGGCGAGCAGTTGAGCATGGACAACCTTTACCTA